TGAGGCTGACCCAACGTCAAAGAAGAACACAAAATTCCCTTCGCATTACAAACAATTGCACTCTCAAACTGCCGCGTATGGTGAAATATCACCTATGTCCATCGTGTCTGTTTTACCGAATGCATTCTTCAATCCATCAACGCAGGGCGGTATGTCGACTGATTTCATGAATGAATTGATGGAGTTGGGATACGACCAAAACACAGCGAGAGAGATGGCTCGCGCTCCCGTCAATCAGTTGTTGTATGGCGGAGGAACAGGTAAAGATGGACGTGCAACAGGTTTGCGCACCATAATGAAAGACATACGAGAACAAATCGGCATTGACAAAAATCGCGATATTCACCAACTTTACACGAAACACGTCGGACAATTTGGTCGTCTTATTGGCGATGATGAACGCGGCCAAAAGAATGCGGCAATCGACATCATGGCTATGCTCAAGACAGCAGAAGAAACAGGCGTCGAACTTGGCGACACTCCACTTACAAGACCGAATGTGCGTGATAATTACGTCGAATATGCTTCGTCGAGAGCGAGACAAATCGACATGGATTCGCTCGGTCTTGCTGACGAACATCATGATATGCGCGGTAAATTCAATACGAACTACGACCATTTGCACGACTCCTTCCCGTCGCACTTGAGTGGAGGAACGATAGGCGCGGAACAACAACCTGTTGAGCCGTTGCTCCCACCTCAAGAGCCATTGACCACAATGCCGTCCGAGAACGAAACGCAAAAACCTCTCGCGGCTGACCCGTTGGCTGACGAAGGCGGTTCAGCCCAAGTGCCATTCGGCGGATTTGCTCCGCCTGAATTTGGAGGGTTTGGTGGGTTCGGTCCATCTTTCTCAATGAAGTCGAACGATGACCCAATGGGTGTCATCGCGACGATTATGGAGCGTGTGCAAATGCATGACGCAGGTGGCTCATTGATGCAGAAATACGACCCTATGGATTCGTATGATATGCAACAGTTGGGCGAAAATGTAGGTATGTCGAGTCTTGATGTCCGCGCGATTGCTATGTCGCTCGGAGATTGGAATGTGATAGCGAAATCTTTTAACACGACGCATGACGTGGTTCGCGCTATCAAGCGGTCTTGTGGAGGCGCACTCAATGGTTGAAACATGGGAAATTGAATGGAACAGCAGTATGATTGAACACGGTGTCGATTTAGGCACAATGGAGTTTATCTTCGCGAAAGGAGGCAACCTCACGGATGTCAATTACGTTATGCTCAATCAACACGACGACACTTGGGAGCCACTCATCAAGGCTGTCGCGGAGCGCGACAACTCACATCCTGACATCATTCGGAAGAATGTTCCGCAACCACAGCAACCACAGCAACCTTTCGGCGTCAATCAAGGATTTGTTCCTGCTATTTCGGGAACTGTTGGTAATACAAATACCGCTTTTAGAAATGCGCGAGACGCACGACGTTTGCTCGGTGCGCAACGCGCTTTGGATTCACAAGCCGCGCTTGAGCAAGGACAACGCACCGTTGGCAATTTAGCACGAACAGGTCAATACGGACAAGCCGCAGGTCGCGCTGTCGCTCAAACAGGTCGAGGTGTAGTCGAAGGTGTGAAAGGTATGGGTCGAGGCATCGCAGGTGCAGGACGGTTTGTCGGTGACAAAGCAGGTCAGGCAGGGCGATTCTTGGCTGATAAATTTCCGGGCGCGAGTGAGCGTATGCGAGATTTCATGGGAGTGGCGGGGAATTACCGAGAAGGAAGAAGACAAGCGAAAGACCAAGCACGCAAAGACAAAGCGGCAGGTATGCGACGCGACGTTCTTCAAGGTGACTTGAATAGATTAGAAGACCAACGAGCGCGCGCTCGTCGAGAAGCGGGAACTGACGCAGGTGAGCGACACCGTCAGTTGGTGGCGATTGCTCAAACACCATTGGCTCAAAAAGAAGAAGAGATGCGACAACAATTGGCTGAAAAGAAAAGTTCGTTAGAAGGTCCGCGACCAAACAGATTCCGAAGAGCGTTGGACATTTCGCGACAAAATCGTGGATTGCAACAGACGCCTGAACAAATGCAAGAAGCGCGACAAGCCGAGCAAGATGCAAATGAAGGAACTGTTGAAGCAATCAACCAAGAAATTGATAGCGCGTCTGAAGGACTAAAAGAGTCGGTCAATACCGACTCACCACCACCACCTGCTATCAATCCAACACCTGCACCTGCCGAGCCTCCTAAAGATGAAGAAATGTATGACCTCACACTTGGCGAAGGTGAGAATGAACAACCTCAAGATGAAGAAATGTATGACCTCACACTTGACGGAGATGCGTCTCAAGAAGATGATGAGCGCGGACGATTCGCAGACCAAATGCTCGATACAGCAGGATATACAGGCGGCACTTCACGCAAAAAAGCGCGTGAAGTAGCACTTGGTTTGTTTGACAAACCCGAAAGTTATGAAGCGATTACATCCGCGACAGGTAGCAGGGGATACAGGACCAAGTTGGCACAGGCTGTTGCCGCTTATCACGGTATGTCACCTGCACAGGCTGACGCGACTGTTCAATCAGCAGAACAAGGCAATCCTGACGCGAAACAAAAGGTTGAGGAAGCGACGAGTGGTGAACAAGCGCAGGTTATGTTCCCTGATTCAGCAGGGAGTGGTGGTGATGATGATGACCCTGCCGCCGCACCTCTCGCGTTGTTCTCAAGCGATAAACACATAGCATCATGGGATGCGCTATTGAAAGGGTTGAACATTCGGTGATGGCGCGTGCAACAGTTATCCCTTGAAGCCATCGAAGAGATTGATTTTGAAGTAGCGAAGCGCGACTTCAAATTCTTCTTTGAAGAGATTCTTGGGTTTCAATTGTCGTGGCATCATGAGCAGTGGTATAACAACCTTGAATCACGAAAGCGATATTGTGTCAAAGCGGCGCGTGACCACGGTAAGTCAACGTTGTTTCTTGGCTACATGCTTTGGAAGACTGCATTCAATCCCAAGACCAAAGCCGTTTTGATTTCGCACAGTCTTCATCAGTCCATTCACCACATGCGCACACTCAATGATTTGATTGATGGTGTGCCGTTTCTCGCGAAAATGAAGAAGGCTGACTCATGGTCGAAGACATTTTTTGGTTTCAGTAACGGCTCAAACATCAGCGCAAAGTCGGTTGGTGGTGCTATTCGTGGTATTCACCCTGACTTGATTCTATGCGACGACATTCTGTGGGGAACAACCGACACAGAACTCGCTCGCGTCGCTTCGTGGTTTTACGAAGTCCTTGTTCCTACACTTCACCACACATCCAAGTTGATGATTGTCGGAACACCGTTTACACCGACCGACCTTTACACGGAGTTGGAAAGTCGCGAAGGGTATCTTGTCGAAACTTACCCTGCCATCAACAGCAAAGGTGAGGCGTTGTGGCCTGAACGATGGGATTTAGAATCACTTGATGCACGTCGAAACGATATGCCCGCGATTGCATTTGCGCGTGAATATCTATGTGAACCAATGGACGACGTTAGCAGTCTCTTCCCATCCACCGTTCTTCAAGCGGCAAAAGATTCGTCGCTTCGGTTAATCGAACGTGAAACAGGCGACCCTGACGACCAATACTTCATCGGTTGGGACCCCGCGATTTCATCAGACCGCGCGGCTGACTATACCGTGATGGTCGTTCTTCGACGTCCATCAACCAACCCTGAATTACTTGAGATGGTTCATGCGGTTCGTCGTAAGAACATGGACTTCCGCACGCAAATCATGGAGATACAGCGTTTGAATGCAAAATTCAATCCTGACGTCATCGAACTTGAAGCCAACAACTTTCAACGCGTCTTCGCAACAGAACTACGCGCGGATACAGACTTACCAATTAAGACATTCATATCCACACGGCAACGTCGCGAGTCACTACTCATGGGGTTGGTGTTGCGTTTTGAGAATGAACAAATACGATTGCCTTACGGTGACGACCGTTCTCGCACACTCACGTCTGAACTTGAACGTGAATTGCTGATGTTCGGTATGAGCAAGAAAGGACGGCTTGACAGCATCGGTCGGCATGACGACTTTGCTATTGCTCTCGCGTTGGCTCATTGGGCGACAACGGAGTTCCGTGAGCGTATTGTGGACTTGGATGACATAATGGCGGGGTTGTTAGATTGAGCGATTGGTGGCTTTTTTTGAAAAACATGCCTCTCGGAGATGAGGGGCGCGGCGGTCGCAAAGTGCAATGTCCTAAATGCGAACGCTATTTTTACGGCGAAAACGGTTTGAATAATCACCATTGTCAAAAACCTGCCAACTTGCGCGCACCTCTTACGCCCGACGAAAATCGCGAGATGATGCAATTTCTTCAAGGGTTTATGACTGAACAACCAAGCGGTGATGCTAACTGCCCCGCTTGTCAAGGGAAGGGCCAAATTGAAGGCGACCCCTGCCCTATTTGTCGAGGTGGTTGAAAATGACGTGCGATTGTGAATTCTGTGTAGGCGGAGAAGCGGCGTTTGGTTATCTTGAGAAGAAGTTATGTCCCGCAGGTAAAGCGGCGGCGAAGCGCAAATTCAAGGTGTATCCATCAGCATACGCGAATGGATGGGCTGTTCAATACTGTCGCGGTAAGTTCCGCAAGAAGAAGGGAGGGAAGAAGAAGAAATGATTCCTCTTGAAGATGCGTGGGCTTTGATGAAAGCAAAGAAAGACGCGCCAAATTATCGCCCTTGTGAAAGTAGCAAGTGCTGTGGCAATTGTAAAGCGTGGGATGATTCAGCAACAGAAGACCCTCAAACGGGCTACTGCAAGTGGTATGATTTCACTTGCAACAAAGACTACACTTGTGATGCGTGGGCGAAAAAATGACGGTTGAGAAGAACTTGAACCGTTGGTTCAAGGAGAAGTGGGTGGATGTTTCGCGCACAGGTAAGGATGGTAAGCATCCTCCATGTGGCCGAAGCAAAGCCAAGACTTCTTCAAAGGGTTATCCGAAGTGTCGACCATCCGTCAAAGTTTCAAGTAAGACGCCAAAGACAAGCGGTTCGATGACGTCAGGTCAAAAGCGCGCGGCGACAAAACGCAAGCGTAGCAAAAAGCAGGGCGTAGGCGGAAAGCCCACCATCGTTAAAGCGATGAACGAGGCGTGGGTCTTCATGAAGGCCAATCAATGCCCCGATGGGAAAGAGCCTCGCTCCGAACAAGAGGCATTGCGGATTCAGCGGGAATACGGCCTTCGCGCTTATCGTTGCTACCGAGTAGTCTATGAAAACGGTCGTTCGCGAGTTATAGGATGCGGTGCATATCACAACACAGGAAGTTGATAACATGACAGAATACGAATACATATACCACGATGAACCAATAACAGCCGAAGAATTAGCAATGATGAACGACGAAGACATCGCGAAAGAAGTGTCGTTTTGCACATGTTGTTCGCCGTTTGACATCGCGAATAGCGTTCTCAAAGCGAAGAAAAAGAGCAAACCGTTTCACGGATACAATCCCAACAGGCATCATCGTAAAGGTGGACTGAATGCGAAAGGGCGCGCTAAAGCAAAGCGTGAACAAGGCTCAAATCTCAAACCTCCTGTGACGACCAAACCAAGTAAATTGAAAGCGGGTTCTAAGAAGGCTAAACGCCGTAAGTCTTTTTGTGCGCGGATGGGTGGCGTCAAAGGTCCTACTTCCAAAAAGGGTAAGTTGACCCCGAAAGGAGCGGCGTTGAAACGGTGGAATTGTTGAATGGTTGCTAATCACAATTTCATGTTTTGCGGTATATGCTACATGGAAGGTGAAAGACCGTTTGGGTTTTGCGAATTATGTTGGACAGCGCATGGAAAACCGTTGAATGCGAATGGAGGACAATGGCACAAATTAACTTGAACGACATTTCTGACATTGTTCGTTCTCATCCTTTGTTGAAAAATCAGATTCGCGGTGCTTCGTTTGGCGACGCACCTCAAACCATCAGTCAGGGTGGTGGTGAAGTCAACGCTAATCCAACACCACCACTCGTCGATGAAAACAAGAAGCGCGAAGAAGAAGAAGAGATGACGAATAAAATCAAACAACAACTCAAACGTTCGCTCCCTGATGGTGGTTGGTTTCAGTCAATGTTTGGTCGAGGCGCGGAAGAACTTGTTAAAGATTTGAGAATGGCGCGCCGTATCAACAAAGGTATGCGTGACGCTATCGACGAAGCCATTGACGCTATTCGTATCGCAAAAAGGCAGGAAGTTGAGGCAACGTTGCAATCCATCGAATGGATTGGTAAACACGAACCAACCGTTCGCAATTTAGGAATCAGCGAACGTGATTTACAAGCACTCCGCAAACACGGTCAGACTCGCGAATATGCTCTTCGACGTGCGTGCGTTCAATGGGAGAAAGCCAATGATACCATCAGCAAGTTGTTACTCATCGAAGGTGATTTCACCGATGACCAACGTCAAATGTGGGTCGATGCTCAACAGTTGAAGAAGAACGCGAAAAAAGAATGGAGAAACACGTTACATTCAATTGACAACATCAAAAAGACCGATGCTGTTTTTCTCACTAAAGCCGTTACAATTCTTGAAAGGCGCGGACCTTTACCTTCAAACGAAATCTTTGCTTCTATGGAAGGAACGAAACACACTTCTCCTTCTAAATTAAGTGCGCTTTTCAAG